GAGTATTCCAGACCATCTTAGGCGTGGCTTTGGTCGCAGTTGGTGCTGTGGCGTCATACTTTGGCGGTGGTGCTGTCGGCGTTCCTCTAATGCAATTTGGCGCTGCGATGGCCCTTGGCGGTGTCGTTCAAATGCTTTCTCCACAGACAACAGGACTAGCCAGCAAGCAATCGGCAGACAATAAGGCCAGCTACGCATTTGGTGGAGTAACCAATACGACAGCCCAGGGTAATCCTGTGCCGCTCCTTTACGGCAAACGCCGCATCGGTGGAGCGATCATCTCCGCCGGTATCTATGTTGAAGATCAGCAGTAAGCATGCTGTAATGGGCTTACTTAATATGGGGTAACTTGAGCTTAGATTCAAAAATGAAAAAAATATCTACTCTTTTCCTTTGTACTTCCTTATTTTCAGGCATGGCTTTAGCTGATAACCATTACATACCTCTCCTCTATAATTTATCTACTATGTTTGATTTCAATCCAGTTAAAGGAGCTGTCAAATCATTAGATACTGATGTTGAAGAAAATGGTAAGGTCACTTATAAAATCGCCATCAGACTAGCTAAGAATGGTTGTGTCGAAAGCTTAGATCTTGATAACGTTTCGTCTGGTCATGAAACAAATCTAAAAAATAGCAATGGAAGTCTTGTTGGCCAGAGAGATGGTAAGCCTTTCTCTATACAGCTCGATGAAAAATGTAATATTTTGAGTAAAAATGAAAATGGTGACGAGTTGCGATATAGTCTTTACTCGAATGGCTTAATTAAAAATACCTATTATTTAGGTAAGAAAATATCTGAGCATTTTTATGATGATAATTCTAATTTGATACGTTCTGAGTTTTATGGTTCTGGAAAGGTCCTCTCTAAAAACGAAATATCTTATGTTGATAAAGACAGGAAGCCTCTTGATTATAAAATTATAAACACATCAGTTTACTCGGAAGGTTATACAGCAACGAATACTTGTCATTATAGCGAAAAGCTTGTTCCTGAAATATGTAAAGTAACAATGCAGAGCGCAGGGAATCCTGTGCCGAAGCCAGTACTAATGACAGCGAATACGAAAGTTGAATTCTACTAGATTAAACACATTTCAATAAGCCACCTCCGGGTGGCTTTTTTTATGGGCGAAATATGGCTATAGCAACCGCTATTAAAGGCCGCAAGGGCGGCAGTTCAAGCTCAAGAACTCCTACAGAACAGCCAGACGATCTGCAGTCAGTAGCCAAGGCAAAAATCCTTCTCGCGCTGGGAGAGGGGGAGTTTGCTGGTGGCCTTACTGCGCGCGATATTTATCTTGATGGCACCGCACTTGAGAACCCAGATGGTTCACAGAACTTCAGCGGTGTAGCGTGGGAGTTTCGTTCTGGAACTCAGGCGCAAAAATACATTCAAGGGATCCCGGGTACCGAAAATGAAATCAATGTAGGTTCCGAAGTTTCCAGCTCAACAGCATGGACGCGCACGTTCACCAATACGCAGCTATCAGCTGTTCGCCTGCGTCTAAAATGGCCTTCTCTCTTCAAACAGGAGGATGATGGCGATCTGGTTGGCTATTCGGTCAACTACGCAATTGACCTGCAGACAGATGGCGGCACCTGGCAGACGGTGCTAAATACCAGCGTGACCGGGAAAACCACCTCTGGTTATGAACGCAGCCACCGTATTGATTTACCTCAGGCGGGCAGCACCTGGACCATCAGGTTGCGCAAAATTACAGCCGATGCCAATAGCGCGAAGATAGGCGACACGATGACGCTGCAAAGCTTCACAGAAGTAATCGACGCCAAACTGCGATATCCGAACACTGCGCTATTGTACATCGAATTTGATTCGAGCCAGTTCAATGGCTCAATACCGCAAATATCCTGCGAGCCTCGCGGGCGTGTTATTCGTGTGCCCGATAGCTATGAACCCGAGACACGAACGTACAGCGGCACTTGGACGGGCGCATTTAAGTGGGCATGGACGGATAACCCTGCGTGGATATTTTACGATCTGGTGGTCACTGACCGGTTCGGCCTTGGTAATCGGCTAACGGCAGCTAATATCGACAAATGGACGCTTTATCAGGTCGCTCAATATTGTGATCAACCGGTACCGGATGGTAAGGGCGGCAGCGGAACTGAACCTCGTTACACCTGCAACGTATACATTCAGGATCGAAATGACGCTTACACCGTCCTGCGAGATTTTGCCGCCATTTTTCGAGGCATGACCTACTGGGGAGACGACCAGATTGTTGCCCTTGCAGACATGCCCAGAGATGTCGATTTTACCTACACGCACGCTAACGTCGTCGACGGCAAATTTGTGTATGCCAGCAGCACAACCAAAAGTCGCTATACAAACGCTCTTGTATCTTGGTCTGATCCGGCAAATGGCTATGCTGATGCAATGGAGCCCGTCTTCGAGCAGGCGCTGGTGGCGCGCTATGGTTTCAACCAGCTTGAGATCACCGCCATCGGGTGCACCCGACAGTCTGAGGCAAACAGGAAAGGGCGCTGGGGGATCCTGACCAACAATAAAGACAGGGTTGTAACGTTTGACGTTGGTCTGGACGGCAATATTCCTCAGCCGGGCTACATAATTGCTGTTTCTGACCGAAATCTTTCAGGGAGAGATTTAGGCGGTCGATTATCCGCGGTTAATGGTCGTGTACTCAAACTTGACCGGGTACCAAGTGCTAAGGCCGGTGACAGGATAATGGTAAACCTGCCGTCGGGTATTACCCAATCCCGTACGATTCAGTCCCTGTCAGGTGGAATGGTTACCGTGACAACCGCCTTTAGCGAGCTTCCACAGGCCGAGGCTGTATGGGTTATTGAATCTGATGAACTCTATGCACAGCAGTACAGGGTAATTAGTGTCACTAATAACAATGACGGGACATATACCATCACTGGAGCAAATCACGATCCGGATAAATATGCCCGAATCGATACGGGTGCCATCATTGATCAACGGCCGGTGAGTGTCATTCCTCCAGGTAACCAATTGCAGCCAGCCAATATCGTGATCGGCTCGTTTTCGGTGGTTCAGCAGAATATCAGCGTCGAAACCATGAGAGTGAGCTGGGACCAGGCACAAAATGCCATCGCCTATGAGGCACAATGGCGCCGCAATGACGGGAACTGGGTTAACGTGCCGCGCAGCTCCACCACGTCATTCGACGTCCCGGGGATTTACGCCGGACGGTACCTGGTGCGCGTGCGTGCTATCAACGCAGCGGAAATTTCTTCCGGGTGGGGATATTCAGAAGAGAAGACGTTGACCGGCAAAGTGGGCAATCCGCCCAAGCCAGTGGGCTTTATGGCTACGGCCATCAACTGGGGTATTCGTCTGAACTGGGGCTTCCCGGCAAACACCGGCGATACGCTTAAAACGGAAATTCAGTACTCCGCTAACAGTGACTTTTCCGATCCGTTGCTGCTATCGGACGTACCTTATCCATCTGCTGAATATACCCAGCTCGGGCTGAAAGCCGGGCAGGAATTCTGGTATCGCGCGCAGCTGGTTGACAGAACGGGTAACGAGTCCGGCTATACCGACTGGATCAGGGGAATGTCTAACGATAATGCTGATGATTATCTTGGTGAAATCGCAGACGATTACCTTACCTCGGCCGACGGCGACCGTCTGACCAGCGATATTGATACCAATCTCGAAGCTGCAATGCAGAACGCGCTGGCCAACCATGGAACAGTTGAACATCAATGGGCGCAATACGGAGAGGTACGCGCCGATATCCTCGTTGTGAAAACGACTATTGCTGAGGTGGATAGGGCAATGGCCGAAATGTCGACACAGGTGCAGGCGCAGATCGACAACGTCACCGCTTCCCTGGAAGACAAGCTCACAGCCGTCGTCGATGCCTCAGGTGCTTCGGCAATCTACACCCTCAAAACAGGCGTGAGGATAAACGGGGTGATGTACAACGCCGGGATGTCGATTGCTGTGCTTGCTGAGGACGGGAAACCGGTAGTTACCCGTATTGGGTTCAACGCTAATCAGTTTGTATTGATGAGTGGCAGTGGTGACGCCCAGTATTCACCGTTCGCGGTGGTTAATGGTCAGGTATTTATGAGTTCAGCGTTTATTCAGGATGGCACGATCACCAATGCCAAAATTGGCAATTTCATCCAGTCCAATAATTACGTTGCCGGACAATCCGGATGGAAACTGGATAAAGGTGGTAGCTGGGAAAACTACGGTAGTGACGGTCAGGGTGCAAGAAAGACCACGAACGTTACTGACAGCATCAGGGATGCGAACGGTGTCCTCCGCGTACAGATTGGCAAACTGACAGGAGTGTTCTGATGTCATGGGGTATACAAACATGGGATGTCAGTGGAAGGCCAAACAACTATGGCATTAAGCCAGTTTCGGTTGTTGGACGTATTCCACTAGCGGCAGGGCAGAACTCAGGGGCATGGAGCTTTAGCCTACCTCAGGGGTTTAAAGTGGGGTTTGTTGTTTCTCTTGACGAGGGGGGAAACAGTGTCGGACGCAGAATTGTAGCGAGCGGGAACACCATTGCTGTGACACCCGCATCAGAAACGGGCTTGGGCAATTATCCGGCATCTAAATGCGAGCTGATTATTTTTATGGAGAAAGCATAATGGCTGATTATGGTGCGATGATATTGATGGATAATGGAAATCCCTTCGTTACGCCGCAATCAACTCCATTCTGCCTCTACGGTAAATACACCTTTAGCTCCTCACCTAACGGCAGTTCACAGCAGGTGACGCAATATCTTTCTATACCCGCAGATTATCCGGTAATGGTGTTTATCAAAACTACTGATACGGCGCAGCCGACACCAGTCATGTCATATCGACTCGGAGGAAATGTATATATTGGTGGTGTGAACCCGTATAACCAGAGCTTTACGCTTACTGCATACGTCTTCGCAATATTCCCGCAAACACTACCAGCGTGGGGATTTGCAATCTGGGATGCTACGGGAAAACTTGTTCTGACAAACGAATCAAGGGTTCTTTCTGATCTGCAAACAGTGGGCACTGCAGGTGCAAACGGAGGCATAAACATAGACCAGACATTGTCTGGATCTTGGGCTGTAGCTCCTGCACAGCTTGGTCAGACAATTATCACAAATAACGCGACCAAGCCTCCGACCATTTATACGATCAACGCGTATTCATCGTGCAGATTTAACGGAGGCAGTACAAGAATAAACGCAGGTGGGACATCTACCGGGACAGGCTCACCAGGCGGTGGTACCAATACGGGGATGTCTTTAACCGCCATCAATACAACCGCTTACGATTAAACGATCGTTCAAAACGATCAATCTAAAGATATTGATCTATAAAATCTATTTTCATTGTTTCTTCCTCTAAGTTAACGTTTTAGAGCGTTTATTTTTCTCAGGGATGAATGATGAAACCTTTAATTGGCTGTGCACTTATATTTTGTCTCCTTTCCGCTTGCTCGTCACCCCTTATCGAGAAACAAACTCCCGTTTGCGAAGCCACCGCATTGATCGGGGGAAATGAAGAGTCGGTGCAGATTTACGGCGTGCGTAAAGTAGCTAATCAGACAGAATATAGGGCAGGCTACCCCTTCAACTGGCGATGGGTAAGCAAAAACAACTTCACCAGGTCGACCTGTTCAAAATGAACAACACGAAAACCCGCTTCGGCGGGTTTTTTATTTTCTGAATTAAGGAGTCCTATATGTCGGAAGGAACAATAACTCTGACAAATGGTTCCGCTATTGTTGGCGGTTCCGGAACCTCTTTTACTACCGAACTTGCCGCAGGTGACTTCATTGTCTCAACTGTGAGCGGTGTGCCCTATACGCTGCCAGTGAAAACAGTCGACAGTGGCACGCAGCTCACGCTTGTCAGCAACTTCACCGGGCCAACGCAATCCGGCGCTGCCTGGTCAGCGGTCCCGCGCGTGGCGCTGAACATGGTAACTGCTGCGCTGGTGGCGCAAAGTGCTGAAGCGCTGCGTGGACTGAATTACGACAAACAGAACTGGCAGCAGGTTTACAGCGCCGCTGGAAATATCACAGTGAAGCTGCCAGACGGTACTATCTTCACCGGCCCATCATGGAAGTATCTGTCAGAAAATATGGCGACTAAGAGCGACGGGGCTGTACCAGTTAATCAGGGCGGTACCGGATCGACAACCGCATCAGGCGCTCGCACGAACCTCGGTTTAGGCACATTCGTTACCCAGGAAGATCAGAGCATCGTCTATGGCCCGTCGCAGGATCATGCGCTTGTCGTACGAAAAGACGAATGGGGCGTCGTTGTTTCGGATAATGGTAATCCGGTACCACTCGGAACCCGTTATGGTGGAACGGGTGCAACCACCGGAGATTACTGGGGAGCCTGTACTAATATTGGAGCCATAAGACAAAAGACAGCACGGTTTGCGCCTGGTGATACACCGACGAACATTTACTGGAAAAACAGTACCGGTTTCATTACTGGCCAGGTTGAAGGTGGAGCCGTAGGGGCATGGATTGATATTACTTCTGCCGATGAAGCCGCCCGAATGCAACTAATAGGTTTTTATGGCGACAATAATGGTAAACGTGGGTTCGGTTATAAGGTTTATAACCCCAACTCTCAGTCCTGGTACAATCTCGCCGTAGTGCGTGATACAAGCAACACAACCGTAGATAGCAACGGGTTTATCAAAATCGCGTCACCAATTGTGAAGATTTACGGTGACGGACGATATGAAACTAACGATGAATCAGAAGGCGTTACGGTCACTCGTCTGGATGTAGGCCAATATCTCATTGATGGGTGTGAATCACTCAATTCAGACGCTGCCTGGGGCGGTATCGACGGAGGGTTTGAGATTCCCACAGACCGGAATAAACAACCGCTGATTTGGCTGGATTATGAGGTTAATGCCGATGGTTCTGTGTTGGTCAAAACCTATCATCGTACACACTCTGATGCACCAGCATTCGCCAGGAACGAACAGGACGGTATAAACGATGGAGATCCTGTTGATATCCCTGCTGATCAGTTCGTCTGCGTTCGGGTAGAAATGCCGACTGATTGTTTATTCAACCAAAAAAATAAAGTTGCTGAGACAGCCCCGACTTAAGTTGAAAAATTTACAAACGGCATAATTCGAAGCGCGTGAGAAACTTAGAAACGAAACGGCGAAGCTTTAAGCAGAGACGGTAGGGTCTCCATCTTGCGGACACTTACAAATAAAACT